ACAATAAAGATAGCCCTGGCCATCTCGACCCAGTTTGATGAACGCCGAATAGTCGCCGCTCTTGGCGTCCTTGCCCTTACTCGGATCGAGGCCAATGGTCTTGATTTCCAGGTGTTGGGGCCATTGGTCAAACCAGAAGCCTGGATAATCGAAGTAGGTCGCATCCCACTCGCACTGCTCCGGGTTAAGCGGATCGCCTTGCTTTTCGCTCGCAAAAGGCGCGTTGCCAATCGTGGCCCGTAAGCACATTAAGTCGTAAAGCGACTCCTGCTCTGGCCACAGCACCTCGGCACCGGCATGCAGGAGAGCCTGGTGCTGCCGATAGAAGGTCAAGGCCTTGGCTTCATGCTCGGCGTCCTCGTAGTCTTGATAGATGGTCTGCCATTCTAACCACCGGTCCATGTGCGCCGGCCACTTCTCAATGGCCCGAAAGATGCGTCCTTCCCAACCGGGTGTGCGCGTCAGACGCAGGACTAGGCAGTCGCGGTGCAGAGCGGTTCCCAGGACGACGATGTTCGTCTGGGGGTTACCGGCATTGGCGACCGCGCGATTGAACCACGACCAGGAGCGTTCGCGTTGTAAGGTACTGGTGATATGCCCATCGTTCTCCGGATCATCGACGACGATCAGGGTTGGGCGCTGCGCTCGGTTGCGGCGACCGCGGATCTTACCGCCCGTTCCGAGTGCCTCGATGACCACGCCGTTGGCCAGCCGGATGCGGTCTTGGCCCCAGGGGTTGCCTGAGCCGACGGCGCCGGGGAAAGCGGCGGCCAGGACGGGATTGTCTTCCAGTTCGCGTTTGATCGCCTCCAAGAGCAAGCGTGCCTGACCTTGGGAATCGCTGAGTAACAGAATGTACGATTCGTGGCGGTGTAGCGCAGTCCATAAGGGATAGGCAAGACTCACCCAAGTCGACTTCGCCGAGCCGCGCGGCGCCACCAGTGCCAGTCGGCTCCCGCGCCGGGTATGCAGATCCTCCAGCTTACTAATCAGCCACTGATGAAAACGGGAAAAAGGCCGCGTAAAGTACGCATGCAAATACTGGCGTGCCCAAGGATCCAGCGGCGTGCTTGGCATGCCAAGGGCAGCGTTCTGCCGTGGGCGGGTTGCCTGCGCTGCAAAGTAGCGCTCCAGGCGAAGTAGACGGCTACGCAATCGTCCGGACAGGCTAGGGCGGAGTACCATACCAAGCAATCTCCTCAGGGCGTGTTTAGAGAGCCGCAGGTTTCCCGAGGGCTGGATTGGACCTGGAACTCCAGAGCGGCAACGCGGACCGCGAGCTCATTGCTCTCACGGAGCTTCATGCTGAATTCCAGGATCGCGCGAGCGGCTCCCAGGCGGACCGCAGCGGGCGTCGTGCTCCCTTGCAGGGTGAGCAGCGTCTTGACCGCCTCCATGCCGGCGGCGATGAGCATGCCTCCGGTCCGCTGGCTCATCTCCGCCCGCAGTTGCTCCAGGCGCTGCTGAAACCCCGGCTCTGCGAGTCGGCGATGGGCGGTGCGGGCGCTCAGCCCTGCCGCTTGAGCGGCTTGCTCCACGGTTGCCCCGCAGGCCAAGGCCAGCAACAAAGCCTCATCGGCGTTTTTCTTGCCTCGTGCCACGATGGCCCCTCTCACGCTTCCTGCGGCTGCCTGCGTTACCCGATCCCTGGGAAGTCGAGCGCTGGGCTTTTTGGCCGGTAAAGCCTTCCCAACGGCTGACGATCACGTCGCAGTAGAGAGGGTCGATCTCCAGGAGCAGGGCTTTGCGGCCCAGTTGCTCAGCGGCAATAAGCGTCGAGCCGCTACCCGCGAAGAGGTCCAGGACCGTTTCTCCAGGGCGGGAAGAGTAGCTCAGCGCGCGGTGCGCCAGCTCTACCGGCTTTTCGGTCAGATGCACCATGTGCTGAGGATTGACCTTCTTGACACTCCAGACGTCGGCAACATTGGCCGGGCCAAAGAACGCGTGGGCCGCCCCTTCCTTCCAGCCATAGAAGCACCACTCGTGGTTGCCCATGAAGTCCTTGCGTGTCAGGACCGGATGTTCCTTGACCCAGATGATCGCCTGGGAAAAGTACAGTCCCAGGCGCTGGAGCACCGGCGGATAGTTGGCGCAATTGGCGTAGCCACCCCAGAGGTAAAAGCAGCGCCCCGGCTGGAGCACGCGGGCTAGATTGCCGAACCAGGCCGCTAACAAACCTTCAAATTCCGCGGCGGAAACGAAGTCATTGGCGAGGGGACGGTCCTTCGCTCTCAGCTTGGTACAGGTGCGCTTGCCTTTCTCGGGATGCCGGCTGAGATCAAGCGCTTGGTGGTGCTGGTTGCCTTCGAAGGAACTGTACCCAGCTGCGATGGCGTTGTTGCTGCGCGGCTCGACCCGAACGTTGTATGGAGGGTCGGTGTGGACCAGGTGAACACTCGTCTGATCGACCAGCCGGTCTACGTCCTCGACTTTGCCGCTGTCGCCGCAGAGGAGGCGGTGTCGGCCCAGAAGCCACAAGTCTCCGGGCTGCGTCGTTGCCTGGTCCGGTGGCTCTGGGACCGCATCCGGATCGACCAGGCCGTTGGTGGGTGGAGGTGCCAGGAGGCGCAGGAGCTCTTCGCTGGAGAAGCCGGTGAGATTGAGGTCAAAGTTCATTTGCTGAAGTCCGGCCAGCTCCAGAGGCAACAGGTCTTGATTCCATTGGGAAAGCGTGGCGGTCTGGTTGTCGGCGATGCGGTAGGCCTTGATCTGCGCCGGCGTCAAGCCGGTGGCCACGTGCACCGGGACCTCTGTGAGCCCCAGCTTGAGCGCAGCCTTGTAGCGCGTGTGACCGACAATGATCACATCTTGCTCATCGACGACGATCGGCTGCCGAAAACCGAATTCACGAATCGAGGCGGCCACGGCATCAACCGCACGCTCGTTGACACGAGGGTTGTTGGCATACGGCTTGATGCTCGCAAGGGGACGGAGTGAAACTTCCATAAGATTCCTTTCCTTGGGAGGCTCCAGGAGGCTTGCGCCCACGCCATGAGGTTGCGCGCGGGCTTTCCTGGACTGCCAAATCCTGATCCAGCGGCGCGAACGCCGCGCCTCTCAAGAAAAGGGGCGCCACAGTACGCGTGGCAATGCCACACTGTGCGTGGCAAAAGGTGTGGCCGCTTACAGAGACCAGTCGAGATCGGGTTCTGGTCGGTAGCTGAGATCGCGGCCCGTCGTGAGGGAGCGCTTGAGGTGCCTAGCCAGGGCCGGATGCTCCTTGGCAATTGCTTGCAAGGCTCGCGTGATCGCCATCTGCACGGATTTGCGGACCCTGTCCGCTTGATCGCCCAGTCTGCGTTTCCTCTTTCCCAGCCCGCTTGCGGCTTGCAATTGCTGCTGCAAAGAGGCCATTTCCAGCTGAAGTTTCTCGATCACGCCCAGGTCTTGGTGCCGCCGAGCCTGCTCTAGTTCTTTGCGGATCTCCTCATAGCGGGCTCGGTATTCCCGGATGGCCTGGTCATCCAATACTACTTCGCCAACGTAAAGTCCCTCCGGGCGTCTGCCATCCGTGGTTACCAAGGCTGCCGCGGGAAGCAATCGGCCTTTGGCGGCGATCAAGCGTGCGATATAGCCCAAACCTTTTCGATCTCGCATTTCGACTGTCTTGCCAGCATAACGGAGTGTCCAGACTTCACCGCTGCGACGCCAAAGGTTAGTCAGATCGGGCGACGCGGGAGAACCAGGAACCACCGAGCGCTCGCTGGTCGGGCAGGAGCCTTCGCGGCACGCAGCGTTCGTAACCTCAGGCGCAACACCGGCTGGGTCGCGGCGCCGGGGATCGAAGCGCCCTTCACCGCTTGCCAGGTAAGCAAACCAGCGTTCCCTGGTTGTAAGAAGAAAGCGGTTCGGAGTAGCGTCATCGGTTTGCTGACCATCAAAGCGCACAAAGACCCGTAGGTCGAAGAACGATTTTCCTTCCCGAAAGACTCCGCGAACCAGATGCTGCTCCAGCAGAGCCAACGCGAGGCTCCGAGCAATGCCGTGCGCCCGAAACGCTTCGATCAGCGTATTGTGACGCAGGCACAGCTCGTCTTTCGTCCAATCCTGATCTTGCAAGATATGTTCCAGGGTGGTGTAGGCGCGACGCCAATCCTCGGCACTGCAGGTAAAGTTGGCAGGCGCTGCAAAAGCGGGATTCGACATGGTGGAATCCTTTCCATCCAAGGGCGTCGCCAGCGGCGTCAAAGCTCGCCCCACGCAAGCTGCGGCTGTGTCCACCGCCTTGGGTGGCATTCGTGCGTTGCCCAGTGAAGGGAAAACCTCTCAGGCATGAACACGGCTAGGAGAGTGGCCGTCTTGAGGGGGGCCAAAGGTGGGCTGGACAACACTCCCTTAACCTTCAGCGTTGGGCATTCTAGCGCAGCTTGGTCGGTTGCGTCAAGATGGCCGCGATACTTCGGCCGCTTTTCCCACCGGAAAAATCTCTAGAAATCTCCGCTATTAGCCTTGAGCTTGGCGCGCACATCGGGCTCACTGTCCTGACGGGAAAGAAACCTCAGAATTGCCCCAGAAAGGAGCATGCTATGCACCCCAACCTCGCGGCAGAATTGACTGCTTTGCAGCAAGCCAGCGTCAGCGCCTTGCGGGCCCGCTATGCCGAACTGTTCGGCGAGCCAACCCGCTGCAGGCACAAGGCTTGGCTCGTCAAACGCCTGGCTTGGCGCTTGCAAGCCCTCGCCGAGGGCGATCTCAGCGAGCGGGCCCAACTCCGCGCCCAAGAGCTTGCCAACGACGCCGACTTGCGTCTCGCGGCACCTCGACTTTCCCGGAATGGGAAGAACGGTGCCTTAATCCCGCACAGCACCGTTCCCGCTACACCGCGGGGCACCGCCGATCCCCGCTTGCCGCCTCCGGGCAACCTTCTGACTCGCATCTACAAAGGTCAGACCGTCCAGGTCCGGGTGCTCTTGCATGGCTTTGAGTTCCAGGGCCAGACCTATTCTTCTCTCTCGGCCGTGACCAAGGCCATTACCGGCTCGCACGCCAACGGCTTTCTCTTCTTCCGCCTTGCCCAACCGAAAGGAGGCCGTACATGATCAAGACCCGCAAGGGGACACGTGTGAAGACCGTGCGTTGTGCTATTTACACCCGCAAATCCACCGAAGAGGGCCTCGACCAGGAGTTCAATTCCCTCGACGCCCAACGCGAAGCGGCCCAGGCCTACATCGCCAGCCAGCAGCACGAGGGTTGGACTTGCTTGCCCGAGCATTACGACGACGGTGGCTTCACGGGCGCCAGTCTCGAACGACCGGCCTTACAACGCCTGCTGGCTGATCTGACGGCCGGCAAGATTGACTGTGTAGTCGTCTACAAAGTGGATCGCCTGAGTCGCTCCTTGCTGGATTTTGCCCAGCTCATGGCGACCTTCGATGCCCACCAGGTCGCCTTCGTCTCCATCACCCAACTTTTCAACACCGCCACGTCGATGGGACGATTGGTGCTCAATGTCCTTTTGTCCTTCGCGCAGTTTGAGCGTGAGCTCATTGCCGAGCGGACCCGCGACAAGATTGCGGCCGCCCGGCGGAAGGGCAAATGGGTCGGCGGTATGCCGCTCTTGGGCTACATCGTTGATCCCCGCGGCTCGAAGTTGCGTGTCCACGAGAAAGAAGCCGAGCGGGTCCGGGCGATCTTTGCCCTCTACCAGGAACACCAGGCCCTGTTGCCGGTCGTCGAGGAATTGGCCAAGCGGGGCTGGGTCACCAAGCGCTGGCAAACCCGCAAGGGCCACTGGCGCGGCGGTCAGGCCTTCGACACCATCCGGCTGCATCGCTTGTTGACCAACGTCGTCTACCGGGGCCAGGTCAAGTACAAGAACGAGCGACACCAAGGCGAACATGAGGCCATCGTGGACCCAGACGTCTGGCAGCAGGTGCAAGATTCGCTCAAGCAGCACGGCTCCGGCCGAAACCAGGGACAGCGCCTGCGTGCCTGGGCGTTACTGCGGGGGCTGCTTCGTTGTCTGGCCTGCGGCTGCGCGATGACCCCCACGTATGCCGGCAGCAAGGGCAGCAAGCGCTACCGCTACTACCTCTGTCTCCATGCTGCAAAAGAGGGCCGGGCGCTCTGCCCCCGGCCGTCCCTGCCTGCCGGAGCCGTCGAGCAGGTGGTGGTCGATCAGTTGCTGCGCCTGGCCCAGGAACCGGAGCTGACACCGGAGCAACGACAAGCGCTCGCTCCGTTCGCTAATCCCACGGCCTGGCAAGTTCTATCAACCGAACAACGAGCACAAGTATTGCGGCGTCTACTCGAGCGCGTCGATCACGACCCGGCACGCGGTACCCTCGCGTTGCGATTTCGTCCCTTGGACTGCGAGCAAGATGAGGACCAGCCATGACGACCTTAACGACATTGGAGTGCGCCTTTGCCCTCCCGCGCAGGCAAGGGCGTGGCACGAAGAACCTTATTCCCGTGGCGCCGCCTGAGACCCGCGCGGCCGAACGGGTACCGCGCATCGCCCGGTTGATGGCCCTTGCCTTGCGCTTCGAGGACCTCGTCCGCACGGGCAAGATCCACAGCTATGCCGAGCTGGCACGCTTGGGGCACGTCACCCGCGCCCGGATGACGCAGATCATGAATCTGCGGCTCCTGGCTGCCGACATCCAAGAGGAAATTCTATTCCTACCGACTGCTCGCTGCGGCCGGGATCTTATTCACCTGCGCTTGTTACAGCCCATCGCGAAACACTTGGACTGGGAGATGCAGCGCCGCCGCTGGGCTGATTTGCGACGCCGGCGGCTGGAGTCCGAAGGGCCAACCCGAAAAGCCAGAGAAAAACCGACGGTATCGACTTGAGGTGGTGCCAACCCCGAGGTAAGTGTCCTGACCTACGAGGCGCCGCGAATGTCGCGGTGCCCAACCCTTCCCGAGTGAAAGGAGAGTCAACATGGCAACGAAGAAGACCAGCAAATCCGTAACGAAGAAGAGCAAACCATCCACGAAGGCGAGACGAACGCCGACAGCGCGGTCGGTTCCTCCCAAGATGTCGGCACCAAAAAAGCTTAGCGCCTTAGACGCGGCCGCGCGGGTGCTGGGGGAAACCGGACGAGCGATGAATTGTCCGGAGCTGATTGAAGCGATGACTGCCAAAGGTTACTGGACCAGCCCGGCGGGCAAGACCCCCGCGGCCACGCTTTATGCCGCGATCGCGCGCGAGATAAAACTGAAAGCCAACCAGGCTCGCTTTCAGAAGGCCGAACCGGGTCGGTTCCGCCACGCGTAAAGCTCCGGTCCCTTTCCAGCATCTCTTCCCGAATCGAGGCTCCAGGGTCCTGGAGCCTCGATTACTTCCACCGCGATCCCCGACAATGGCGAGCGTCCTTTTTCGTTTGGCCGACCTGAGAGCTGACTCGTCTCTTGGCTCCCGAGCATTTCCCTACCCGGAAGGGACCGGTTGCGCTCTCGGCCCCCAATCCCCCCTTTTGCACTGATACACGGGTCGAAGGTGTTGGGAAACCGCCGGGGGACGCAGTTTTCCTCATCTTTTAAGCAGCAATCCCCACATATATATGATGGAGGCTGCACGCCACCTCAGGGCCCGGGCTCGCCTGTTATATACACATCCGTACACGTGACAAATGGCAGACGCCACCGAGAGGCGCCGCGCGATCCGTACTCGACACAAGTTCATTTATGGCAAGATGTTACGGATCTGTTGGCTGAAGAATCCGCCGTCGCAGGACCCCGGAAATCTCTGCCAAATTCTGCCAAAACCCAGAGAGTCCCAGCCCGAGTCTCAGTCAGGGACGTAATAAT